CCTCCTTGTCGCTATCGACATTGTTATGTAAACATAACAACCAAATTGTACAATGTGTAAAAATTTACACACCTGTAATTGGGCGGATAAAGTGATAAATCACTCCACTCAATCCTCGATCTCCCCAAAGGGAGAGTGATTGCTAGCAATCACAGGGAGTTTAAACGCGTACTTTTGAGATAAATTAAAAATTTGTTGCTCAAGTTCCGCAAGCGCGTCGGACTCCGAAGAGTACCAACGTAGAGTTTTATAAACTCTATAGGCTGTTGACCTAGTCAACGCCCGCTGCACAGCCTTAACAGACAGAGTCTGCTCTGGTGTGTACTCTTCAAGGACAGAAAGAATTTCATCCTCATAGAGGGTAAATTCTGAATCCGTCATATAACCTTGAGAAAGGTTATAAGACAGGCGGGAGACAAGAGAAACCAAACGATTTCTCATGATGGACTTACCGTTCACAAGTGAATCGGCAGTAGCCTCTTGCTTCTTCATAAATTCATAGAACTGAGTTCTATGGAAGGTACCTTCTAGAGTAATATCTTGAAGGAGCCAGCCAACAAGATCGTTATACGTATCTTGGCCGTTGGAACCTATAAAGGTAGCTCGAAGGTGGGACTCTAAGAGTTCACGAACCTTCAAAGTGAGAAGTTTAAATCTCACTTGCGGTGGCCAAATTCCTTCTCCCCTTGAAAAGGAGAGTCCTGCATAAATAGCAGGGATTTTGGAAAACGTGCCTATCGCAGCGGAGATAAATCTCCGCGCAAAACACTCATAGGTCTCTACAAGTGCTGCCTCATCATATGAGCTAGGCATCGTCGACCCACTACTTAGTGAACGTAATCTAAAGATTACTTCACGGGAACAAGGATAATCGGTAAAACCTTTTACCACGAGTCCCGGAGATATCGCAGATATCTCATTCCCGTTAAATGAATTTCGTTTTACGAATTCACTTACTCGTCGATCATTAATGACGATGAGACTCTTGGCAAAATTAATTTTGACTCCAAGAGCAGCCATTATTATTGAATAATAATGAGCTAGGGCAGGATGACGAATCCAAATGTCGTCACCTACAATACCATAGTATTGGTCGGGGTGGTTCAATACTCTAGAGAGAGTTTCTTGACCACACTTCCTTGCAGCAATCCACACTATAAAATGGTGTGTTAGTGCAAGCCCGGCTGCCCAAGAGGACAACAATCCCATTGGTTGTCCTATACGGTAGTAGAAACCTTGAAAAGGTATGTCTACCATAACATGCCTCCAAAGACTGGCGACACGCCTACCCCCAGGCATAACCTGTGATAGAATTTCCTCTGTTAAAACAGCAGGAAGTGCATCGGTTGCATTTGATAAATCAAAGCAAGCGAGGTAGTTAGATGTCCGAGTAAACTCATTCATCTTTCTGAAACCATCTTCATGAGAGAAGGTGTAATCAGAGGGAATCTGGCGAAGGACATCAAATGCCCATCGATGCACAGGTGATAACATATACTGAGTATTGTAATCACCAACGGCAATAATCCGAGATTTAAATCCCGGACTAGGTATTACGCAGTGTCTGCGTAATTCCGCTTCCAGGTAACCCTCAGGAGGGTCCTGGTCCTTTATCTTCATAGAAGGAAAGGAATAATTGCCAATCAGGTTACCTAATTGGGATAGGAGATCATAATATGATACTCCTGCGGAATACTGACTATTAATAGCCTTTATCAACTCCGCTGTTGATCCCACAATTGCCGGGGCATAGCCCTGAACACGTGAGGGTATATCACTTCTAAATTTTGAAGTGCCCTTCTTTGTAAGAAGGATAGCATGTTCTTCAGGCCTAAAAGGACTGTCGAACCGGATTCGGGTTTTAAAAACCACGAATTCTGGAGAACTGACTAAGTCAGTTACTTCTCCTCTGAAGTCAAAGACTTCGTCTTGAAGTTTGACGACTCTAGAGTCATCAATGGCAGTAGGGTCAGTAGTCATAAATGACTCCCTAAAGCTTCTCAACTCCTTGTCTTGTAAAGACTTTGGAGGGTAATATAGATCATAGGATCTAAATACCGTGTGAATACATGAGAGAGCAAAGCTATCATGCCTCACAGCAAGCGCGATCTTAAATAAAGGTCGAGCATGCTTAAACTTCCGAGGCGGTAGTTCACCAGAGGTGACCACTTCGAGGAATTGAGCCTTATACGCTTTATAGCGCTTGACGGCCCCAATGCCTTCAGCCTTAATGGATAAATCCATTTGGGTTAGGTACTGTCTCAGAACACCTAAATAGGGTCTGAGCTTTGGGCAAGCACTCACTAAAGTAAGTATAATCTTGCCGAGATCCGTTTTATAAAAAGGATCTCGCTTCTTCTTCAACAAATGTAGTGAAGAAGAGCTGTGAACAAAGTTCTCTATGTTCATGGCAGTTCCCTCCTTTCAGAGGTAAGCGGTAGAGAACCTGAAGAGCCCCAAATGGGG